CAAAGTCATCAAAATTCACAGTGGACACTCAAGGATCTAAAGAGAAAACTTTATCTTGCTGTAGCTAATGTCAACATCTTGGAGGGTATTCGTTTTTACGTATCTTTTGCTTGCTCTTTTGCTTTCGGTGAGCTCAAGCTCATGGAGGGATCAGCAAAGATTATATCACTCATCTCCAGAGATGAGAATCAACACCTCGTATTGACTCAACAGATAATGAAGAAGTGGCAAGAGGGTGATGATCCTATGATGCAAGAAATTGTAAAGGAAGAGGAAGAAACTGTTATTCAAATGTTCAAAGATGCTGTAGAAGAAGAGAAGGAATGGGCAGAGTACTTATTCAAAGATGGTACTATGATAGGACTCAATGATAAACTTCTTATAAATTATGTTGAGTGGATTGCTAATAAGAGGATGAGAGCACTTGGATTGAAACCAATCTATGATGCACCTATCAAAAACAATCCATTACCTTGGACAGAGCATTGGATCTCTTCTAAGGGTTTACAAGTAGCACCACAAGAGACTGAAGTTGAGTCTTATGTTGTTGGTGGTATAAAACAAGATGTCAAAAAAGACACATTCTCTGGATTCAAACTATGATTAATCTATTAGCAGCAGCAACGCTTGACTTGAATGAAGCGTGGAACTTATCTTGGGCAGAAGGTATTCAGTTCATACTGGTACTTGCCTTTGTGTATTGGTTGAAGGTAAAGATAGACACAAGAGCAGGTCTTGGTAAGAAGAAATTGAGACAGTTGAAGACTGTAATCAAAGAAGCAATTCTAGAGACACAGGTAAAGACTGGAAAACCCTAAGTGAATTATATTTTTGATGTTGATGGTACGTTGACACCTAGTAGAGGAAAGATTGAGCATGAATTCTGGGCTCCTTTCCTCATATTTTGTCGTCATCATAATGTGTATCTTGTCACTGGTAGTGATAGGCAAAAGACATTAGAACAATTAGGATTGGATATATGTTACACTGCTAAAAGAGTTTATAATTGTTCTGGTTCTGATGTATATGAGAAGGATAAAAATGTATATCGAGATGATTGGGTATTGTCTAGTGAAGTTGAAGCGTATCTTATGCTTGAACTTCGGAAGAGTCAGTTTCCAATTCGTAATGGGTTGCATATAGAGCATAGACCTGGTACTGTAAATTTTAGTGTATTGGGAAGAGGTAAAGATCCTACTGATGGTAGGGAAGAGTATATAAAGTGGGATGTAAATACTAATGAGAGAGAAAATATAGCAAGACGAGTTCGTAAAGAGTTTCCTGATTTGTATGTTGCTCTTGGAGGACAGACTGGTCTTGATATAGCACCTAAAGGAAGAGGAAAGGAACAAATTCTAAGAGATTTTCCAGAAGGTAATATAAAATTCTATGGTGATAGGATAAATGAAGGTGGTAATGACCATACATTAGCAATGGGTATTGTAAATAATATGATGGGTGAAGCTAATAACGTAAAGGATTATAAAGAAACTTGGGAACTACTAAAACATGAGGAGTAGACGACCTATACCACACTTCAATGCTAATTTTTTTTATAAGTTTGAAGCAGTCAATGCTAAAGAATTTATAAAAGAAATAGAAGCATGTTCTAAAAAGTATATTGATAATACTCAATTTCAATGGGGTACTCATTCTGATTCAGATAAAGTTCCTTTACAATTGCAGGATTTTGAATACTTAATGAAACCTAATGTTGATATTTTATTTGATGAGATGGGTGTTTATGTTACACCAAAGTATTGTGATCCATGGATAAACATGTATACTCGTGGACAATATCAAGAGATACATGATCATTATGGTGTTGATTTTGCATCAGTATTTTTTGCTAATGATGGTGTGGATTTTGCAAAGTTTTATTTTCATGATAGACATTCTATAGACTTGTCTCCAAGGATTAGAAAACTATTAAACCCTACTGATAGGCATGAAATAAATATAAAAGCAGGAGATATAATTTTCTTTCCATCTCACATATTACATGGTGTAAGTCCACATAAAAGTGATGTTGTTAGAAAAACTTTTGCCGTAAACTTTGACTTATGTTATAATGAAACCACAGTCAGCGAAAGCAAAGGGTAGGAAATTACAACAGTGGGTGAGAGATCAACTGATTGAACAAAGAGATGTACATCCAGAAGACATAGAATCTAGGAGTATGGGTGCAGGTGGTGAAGACCTGATAATGGCAAGAGATGCTAGACAAAAGTTTCCTTATAGTGTAGAATGCAAGAACCAAGAAAAATTGAACGTCTGGGATGCCTACGCTCAAGCACAAGCTAACTCAGGTGATCATGAACCTATTGTCTTTATTAAAAAGAATGGTAAAAAACCCTTGGCTGTCGTCGATGCAGAACACTTCATTGGAAAAGTACGAACTTAGACAGTATACACTCAACATTCTAATGAGTGAGTTTGGAAGAACACATTCCAACAAAGCTATATACGAATGTGCTGATGAGTGGTGCTCTAAACAGGTCACTACAAACGGCTTAGTAAATTATTTCAGAACTTATTATGCAAAAAGTAATTAATCTATTAGCAATCACATCTACAGTAGTATCTGCTGCTGTTGTTGGTACAAGTGCTTACCTCTATATGAATAGAGATGCCATTATTGATGGTGTAAAAGAACAGATCATGGAACAGGTTACAGGAGCATTACCTGGTGCTATAGGTGGAGCAATGCCTGGTGCAACTGGTGGTGTTCTAATGGATGTACCTACACCTAATCCAAATTCAGATTCTGCTGCTGTACCTTCTGGTGGTTTGGGGGTTCCAAATTTCTAAATAGGCCAGCAATTGAAATAAGTTATGGCTGACGCAGTTCTTCCTGAAGAGGAGAAGAAACAAGAGAAAAAGAAAGGTGCTTTTGGTAAGATAAAGGACGCTATCTTACCAGATCAGGAAGAACAAGCAGCTATCATAAGTACTTTTGTGAGGCTTGGAGTCCTTGTGTGGTCGGGTGGAATTTTAACTTTAAACTACGTTGCCATACCAGGAGTACCACAACAGAAAATCGATCCCACATTCATAGCTTCGGTATTTACTGGGGTTTTAGCTAGCTTCGGAATTCAGACTGCTAGTAAGAAGGGTGATGGTACTATGAAGATGAATGGTAATAGTGGTCCTAATAATGTAGGTAAGAATGGTGGACCTACACAAACTATTGTAATCGAACAAGCACCATTGAAAATTATTGCTGAGTCACCTAAGTCTTCTAAGAAAAAGGACGACACTTACACATTGTAAATTGTTATGAAAAAATGGATTGTTATTTCCCTAGGTAGTCTTATAGGGGTGAGTCATATAGGTATGATTGGTATGCTTGCTACTCGTAGTAGACTACCAGTGGTTAATTTACCTGTTGGTCCTTATACTTCTTATAGTGTGGAAGCAGGTAAGAATGGTTATAGAATAGATTATAAAGCAAACGATCCTAAGATAATGCGTGTGGAAAGGAATATTAAGAAGAAGGGTGGCTTTCTGGGATTGGGTAACAACATTGTTCAAGTTACAGAAGAGTACACAATGGATGGGTCTAAGCACTTATCTAGTAACAAAGGATCACAAGATGAGAATGGAGGATCATTCTCAAATGTCGAGTGTATTGAAGCAGTCGGAGGTGGAAAACAAACAGGAAGACTTGTGGGGGGTAGCATCGGTGGTGCTGTTGCTAATACTGGTCTCGCCTCTATTCCTTATGTTGGTTGGGTACTTGCTGGTGCTGCTACGATGATTGGAATGGATCAAGGTGCAGATATTGGTGGACAGATGGCAGAAGATTTATCTAAACATTGTGAAGAAGACATTAAATAGATAACTAATTACTCCCCAATGTTGGGGTAAGTGCAAACATGACAGATCCATATCCCAAGCCTAGGTGGGATCTAGAGAATGATGTAGTACGACTTGAACAAATGGTTATTGTTTACGAACAAGAAATCGAAATTCTAAAAAAAGAAAAGCAGGAACTCAAGGATGAAGTTTACACACTGAAACGAAAACTTGAAGTCCTAACAGTGTCAGGTAAGCAACAAAAAAGTGCGTAAAAATACCTATATGGTATAATAAATATCTACGTACGGGATTGAAAGATCATGCCCCTGACACAACAGCGTCATTATACAGTCGGTTATCACGATAACCAACTAAAGCATTACGAAATATGCGAGTATGCAACGAGTGCATACGAGGCAATAGAACACAGCAAAGAGGATGTTTCCTGTCTACAGGAGCATCCTCATTTTGTTGACTATTGTAAGAACGAAGAGGTTGATAATATCTCTCGTCTCATGGCATCAGGAATACCAATGGGTCACTAGTCATGACGAAACATAAGCACGAAATTATGTGGTGGATGAGTAGACTAACTATAATGGGTACGTCTTTAGGACTATCTACATGGTTAGCTGCTCAAGCATATGCATAATTATACAAATCCATCTGAAAAACAAGACCTCTCTCATGTAGAGGCAACAGTTACTAAGGGTAAGAAGTATTACGATGAACAAGGGTGGGAAATTGCCCCACCTATCTCTGATAGAGAGTGTATCTTTCGCTGTCTAGAGAATTGTCAGGCACTTGCTGGACTTGATAGAAAACAAGTTGCACGTTTGATGAAAGATTTTGAAACGATGAAAACTGAGAAGGTAAAAAGTGAGGAGTACCCACCATTATGATAGATAATAATACTGATAAGGATGTTTTATGCTATCTACACAGTACCGTTTGAGACTCGAAGCAATATGTAAAGATATTGCTGCTGGTACAGAAGTAAGTTTAGAAGATATGATGTGGGCAAGTAAACTTGC